CTACCCTAGGAAGAAGCACAAAGGGGAATGATGCTTTGTTAGATTATCAGGATGGTATATTAAGTTCAGTTACGTTGTGGTAATCCCCTAATGTGTCGTCTTCAACCTTTTCAATCTTCCCTTTAACATAAGCAAAGCCTATGCTATGTTCTCTTAATATACCATCCTGATAATCTAACAAAGCATCATTCCCCTTTGTGCTTCTTCCTAGGGTAGAAACAAAACCAAGGCCTTTAGAATCCTCTGTTAGTTCATTAATAAATCCAATTGATTGATTCCAATCATGGTTTCTAAGGTGCGCTATTTTACGATTACCTTCTGATTTTGGGCCTCGAGCATCTATTGACCGCTTAAATGAACCCTTTCTAATTATGTCCCTGTCAGAATCAATAGTATCAAAATCAGAAAAATATCCTTTTACCTTTCGTGAACCCTCGTCTATGTCGGTTATCTTAACTGATATAGTCTTTACTCCGTAGTGGGTTTTAAGTTTTTGTTCTATATTCATGCTCTTTCTATTTTCAAATATCGACTGGCATACTGCGAATCTTTGTTCTCTGTCAGGGAAGTCTCTAACTGACTCCGTGTCTGACATACACCTATCAACAAACTCGTCTCTATTTTCATCTTCTCTAGGTGTTGGCATTAACATTTAATAAGCTACTCGCCTGTTCTTCCGGTAGTTTGTCTACTAGTTTATTAGCAAGTAATGGTGATAAACTTCTAAGTATCTCAAGTGTTGGGTTTAAAGTTCCTACTGGCGCTACTAAACTCTGTGCATCTGTCTTTGAGAATCCGTATTCACTTTCTAGTAGTTGTGCTTTTGCATCTGCCGAGGTTTGCATATTTAAAACTATATTAATTCCCTCCATCCTTATTCTGTCCTTTTGGGCTTCTATCTTTTGGTCTGCTTGTAATACCTCTATTCCTGAGGTGTCAATCATTAATTTATATCTTTTGTTGTCTCTTCTTGACCACTGTCCAAGCCAATCAAAGTTTATATCTGCGAATATCTTATCTAGTATTGGGATGATTGCGGTTAAATACATTGACTTTTCAGCCTCTCTTACGTTGTTAAATGTCGAATTGGCAGGGTCGTTAAACAATCTTGATGAAACACTGTAGGCATTACATAGTTGTCTATCGGTTAATACCCCGCTTTCAACTATCTTTAGGTCGGTTGCGTTCATTCCGATTTGTAGGTAGTCCATTTCTGTATTGGAAACGTGTACCTTATTAAAATTATTAACCCCTCTTAGTTTCTCGTTTGCTTTATCACTTAGAATTTTAGCCTCTTCCGGCTTTAAACTTCTGTCTGATTTGTTAGTTAATATCCCCCTCGCCCCTTGATTCTTAACCATTATGCTTATGGCTTTCTGAATGTCTGTGCTTCCAGTGAGTGCGAATATAGCCGCTTGAAGTGGGCTTAGTCCTTCTAAAGAATTAAGACCCATTGTTGTTGGGTTAATGAACTTAGTGTGCATTACCTCATCCTCTGCAATTACAATTACCTTCTGTTTGTCTGTAAAAGTGTAGCCCTGTATTGCGCTTAAAAAGCTCTTTCCGGCTATTGGCTCAGTTGCTCCGCTTGGCAAAAGTTCCATGTGCTGCCAAATATCCCCAAACCCTACGGCTGTTAGACCCTTTTGATAGATGTTACCACTCGAAAGTAAGTAAGTAATTAACGCTTCTATGTAATCAAACTGTGATAGTCTTTCCCCTTGATATGTTGCTGGTCTTTGGAGCATATCAAACACTTCTCCATCCTCGATTATCTCGTCAGGGTCGTTCTCATCTATAAGAAGTCTTGGAATATCTGCGCCTGTTTGGGCTATCTTTTTGATGATTGCATAGGCAGTAACGTTTGAACCGTAGCCTGTGTCTATTAGTTGTTGTTCTGATTGCTCGGCAGATAGGTCACCGAATCCTATTAATCTTGAGAGGTCACGAAACCGAACAAAGGTATCGTTATGGGTCTTTGTTGATATACCGAGTGCGGTGGAAACTAAGTTTTTGAAGTCCACTTAAGTTGTAAATTTACATCGTAAAAGTACAAACTAATTTACGTACTGGTTAGTTTCTTAGAAAATAGTTGATTAGAATTTAATCGTTTAGGTATTCTCTTACTAAAGGTCTGGCTAGTGTTCTGTTTTGAATGTCATGTATATCCCTTCTGTATTCGTCTATGTCATCGGGGTGTACTACTTCCATATCATTTATGGCGCTCCAAAGCTCTACAGATTTTTGTATAACTAAGTTTTCCGCTTTAGTCAACTCTTTCATAATCTATTTTATTAATATATCTAATGTAGTGCCGTAGTAGTTGGACAATTTTACAAGCGTACAAAGGTTGGGTTCTGAAAGCCCTTGTTCGTATTGAGCCACCATGTTGCGGGTTAATCCGTTCATATCGGCTACTCTTTGCTGACTTACTTTACGCTTCTTACGTAGTCTTTTAAGGTTGGTTGGTAAGTTCATGGAATTTATTTAGGTTGTCTAACCACATTGTATTGTTCTTGCAGGTTCTTATGTTGAATATGCTTACGAAGTATCTACCCCCGTGCTTTGTTGCCTGAATATGTAGGTCGTCTTTACTTGGAAGTTTCAGTGCTAGGTTCATTTAGTTTTGTTATGTTGGTGGTCGTGTGACAATCCTTACAATAGTAGACTATATTTGCCCACCACTCTAGGTTAGCGCTTTTACAATGAATACATCTACAAGCCATACCGCTAAGTTAATCAATTAAACAATAAAGAACTCTTTACCATGCACCAACTCTTCTAGTGCATAACGTGTCGGGTCGATACAATGGTTATAGTTGTCTACCGGAATACTCGCTTTCTTGTTGTTCCATACATAGTTGTTAAATTCCTTTACTATGTTCTCGCCGCTTATTATTATTTGGTAGTTCTTCATGGTTGCTATACCGTTTGTAATTGAATCTTTGCCTTTCTTACAGGCTATTATGTTCAGGTTATTGTCGTATAGTTCATTGATAAGTCTTGGTTCTGCGTTGTCTGCTACAATCAATTCCTCTGGTTTAACGTGCTTTCTTATCTCTCTTTCTATTTGTTCAGTGCTTAGATTGTTAAGATAAAAACATTCTTCTATGTACAGTTTATCCTTGTCTATTCCCACCCTTACTAAGGCGGTTGGATCGGGTGACCATCCAAAGTCTAACCCATAGATATACGGTATATCAGGAAACTCGCCCATTGTCCAGTTGTCAAATATTACTCCTTCTGCTTTGTCGAGCCATCCTCCTAGAATAATATGATTGTATTTCTCAGGACTTTTCTCTTTGATCTGTTGGATGCGATTTAAGAACGCTTCACTTAGGTTGGGTAGGTTATCCTTATAAGTGGTGTGAATGTACGTACAGTCGTCTGTATGTCCGTTAAATCCATCGTTTACTAAGCCCTCAAAGAACCTCTTGTAAATGAAATGCTCTTTAGTGGTTGGGTTCAGCAAAAGGATGATTCTGTTTTGTACCTTCTTTTCACGTATCGATAGGTCTATCTTATCAAAGTCATCTTCACTCATTAACTCCTCTGCCTCGTCCAGTACCCATGTTGTTATTCCTTGTAAACTCTTGAGGGATGCTGTCTGATTTCCGCTTGATGTCTTGATTCCTTTAAAGATAATGCTTGATCCGGTGCTTATGTTTCTTATAGTGTCGTTGGTTATCTCGAATCTTAGTCCGAATCCTAGTAGTTCAATCTTCTCTAAAAACTCTGGTATGATACTTACCTTAGCGGCTGTTAGGGTGTAACGTGTGAATAGTATCTTTTGGTTAGGGTTGAATGTTAACGTACACAGGTAGGCTGCTATTGCAAAACTCTTACCTGAACCCCTGCCTCCTGTTAAGATAGTGTAACGGCTATCAGTCTTTAGTAGTGGTTGGAATTTTCTGTGTAGGTTCACTTAGTCTTTATGATATATGCCTAATAATAAGTATAGGATGCCCATTACAAAACTAAATATAGACCCTGCTAAACCCATTGAAGAGTCAAACATCCAATAAGACGCAACCCATATATGACTAGATAAAAACCAAGCGATACCTATTATTATACTAAATGTCTTCATAATCTTTTTTCTAATTCGTGCTTAAATATGCGATTCTGCACACGGTAGAGACAGCTATTTATCTGTTTCTCCCTCCTCCTCTACCAATTGGAAAGAAGAATGCCATTAATACAGAAATTATAATAACCAATATAAGGGTGGCTCCTATGCTCATTCCTCTGTATCAAAGAAGCTTATCTGATTAAAGATCAAGTCTTCTCCGCTTATGTGTAAGTCTTTGGTTTCTTTAGGCTTTCCTATTATGTAGGCTAGTAAAAGCGTTGCGCTCTTTGTGTCTCCTGCTATTGACTCAGTATAGAGTTTGTTTAAAACCTTCTTTAGTTTACCATAGTCAAACTCTTCTTCTATGTACTGAGCAAGTAGTTCTCTAGATGGGTTTTTCCTCTTATCAATAGCCTTCTTAGACTTAGTACTGTGTCCTCCGTTATTTTTTCTGTTATCTGACAATTAATAGAAATTAATTATTAATTAGGTTAAAATTTTTAGTATCAGCGACTTACGGTTAATTTTCCGGTATTAATGTCGTATATGTTGTCCACAAGGGATATAAACCTATCACATTCGATACAAATGTTTGATTTAGCATTATGTCTAATATCTCCGTATAGTCCTACTTTTGTATTTTCATGCTTACAAGCTTTCTGAATATCGTAATACTCTTTTAACAGGTTTTCTCGCTGTTTGTAATTAAAGTCTATTTCCTCTCTTATGGTCATTTTGCTTTAGGTTGCCCTGCTTTCTTATCTGATTTGAGCCAATTTAGGAAGTGATTTATTTTTGTTGGTGTCATTGTTTAATATACTCCTTTGTTGGGTATTCTGTTGTACAGTCCTCAGCGTTTATGTAAGCGTCTCTAAGAGCACTTTTATACACTTTGATAGTTTTTCCCGTTGATCTGTGTTTTATTGTAAATGCCATGCTATATTAAGTTCCAAAGGAATATAAAATACTTTGCTATGAGTACTATTCCTGTTCCTGCGAGTGTGAGTACGAAGGTGAGTAAAAAAACTGCCTTAGTCTGGTCTGTTAGGCTTTGTAGTGATTTAAGGATTTTGGTTTTCATTGTGCTAAGTTACGAATTATTTATATTATTTCATCAATTACCCCTAACTTTAATGCTTCCTTTGGGGTCATAAGCCAATCCTCTTTTAGTTTGTAAATCTCCTTTAATTTCGCTTTAGGTATTTTCGTATTATCTAACACCATTTGTTCAAGTTCTTTTTGTAGTTTCTTGGTTTCTTTTAGTCTATCCTCGACATCTAACGTTTTGCCCCAAAAGCCGTCTGATATTTGATGATACATGGGTGTAGAGTGCTTGTAGGCAAATCTTTTGTGTCCGTGTATAAGTATCATAAATCCGCAAGACATTGCAGCCCCAACAGCATAAGTATGAATCGGAACTTTGCTGTCTTTAATTACCCCTATAAGCCCCCAACAAGCATATATCATTCCTCCAAACGTGTCTATAAATAGTTTTATCGGTCTTGGCTTATAATCTAGTCCATATACTGCATAAAGCTTTATAAGTTCAGCATCATCCTCGTTTATGTCTATAATGCTGCTCGACAACTTATTCATTGATTTTTGAGTAACTGCTTCCGGCAAGTGAAGAGTTCTATTCATTGGTAACGGTAGCCCTTTTTCCATAACTTATTCTTTTGGTGGTTCTGGTAATGGCATCCAATGGGTAATTGAATTTGGTTTGCAATCAACTCCTATTTTCCAGTTTTCCCCACGAGAATTGGTACTTGCTCTCCACCCAATTAAAACGCTAGAATCCTTGTGAGTAGTTAACACGCTCACGTTGTATTCCGGTAATCTATCTTTTACGCTTATCCAATTCTGCATGATTGTTCTGTAAAATTTGATATTGTTACGTATTGATGGTCTATGTCGCAAAAATAGTAGGTTTTTACCGTAACCCAAAAAACACCAAATAACTTTAACTGTATTCTGTAATAATATAGATACTTTATTCTGCTTGTTTGAAAATTATAAAACCGCTTCCTTCTTGCTTTAGTGCTTATTTTTCTCATAAATTCTCTTTTACTAATTTAATGTGCTGTTTGTTTCCATAGTCGTAGAGTTTTTCGTTATAGCCCCTTACTATTTTTTTTACTACCAACGCCTTTATTAACTCTTTTTTTTCTTCTTCTGTCATACTTCTTCTATTCTACTATTTTCAGCACCACTACTACTGTTATAACCTAACTGCCAAGTAGAGCCAGAGCCTTTGAGTTAAGAGTGAGATTCGCCCTACCCAAATTAATGAGTAAAAGCCACTCCCACTCCGAGTTATAACGTCTGCCGTAGCGTCGCCGTCACCCCGTCGTTTTGGTTTAGTCTTGATTGTAAAACTAAATCTGTCAGGCTAGTGTAACACAATTTCAATCTTGTGTGTGGTCTTACGGCTTCCCTCTCATTGCTACCGCTGGTATATGCCACCCCAGTCATTCTGTACCTTACTTTCTCTTCCAAATCGTGACCGAAGGACGCATAAAAAGAAGAAAGCCCTTAAAAGCGAGCATCGACTCTCAACTTCTAAAGGCTTAAACTTCTTTAGTGTTACCCCATAGTCGATGACAGATAACAAGGCAAATATACAATTATTTTTTTAACCTACCATCTGACATCCCAACTACTCTAAATTCTCTCTCGTATTTAAACCTAACACAAACATAGTATGTTTTCCACCCTATTCGTTCATCAAAACAAGCATACTCAAACTTTATTTCCATTATTTTTTTACTCCAAATAGGTAATAAATATACCTTTAGTTGGCTTAGGTTGTTAAACTCCCTAACTGTTATCATTGATTCTGCCAACCCCCCTCTATGGTCTCTGTATTTCATAATCAGTCTAACTTTCCTTTAATATTCTCAATTATTTTCACAATAAAGACAAAGCTTTTTCTACTACTTTATGTGCTTCATACTTGCATTTAAACACGCCTAAATATACTTGCTTTCCATTGACGTGATAATACGCCATGAATTTTCCTGTCGCTTTATGAAAGCTAACCCTATTAATGCCTGAATTAGAAACCCTATCTTTTGTTCCGTTTTCTCTTTGTGTTATTATTTGAAGATTCTCCACCCTATTGTTGAATTTGTTGTTGTTTATATGGTCAATAACGATTTTATGTCCTTGCGCTTTGTGATTAAGAAAAGCGGCAGCCACTAATTGGTGTACTCTTGAATGATGGTTTTTATTATCTTTTCTTAAACAAACACATAAATATGTTCCTAAATAACTGACTGATTTTAATATTCGTTCTTTTTTTAATCTATCCTTGCCATATCCGCCCTTATATCTTCTCGACAAGCTTTTAACTCTTCCAAAACTTGATATTTCATAAAGCCCTTCAAAGCCTTCTATTTCTTTCCATATTTCCATAATCTAATATACTAATCTTCTGGCGCTTTATCAAGTATATGCTGCTTAAATTTATTCATCCAATTTGAGTAAAATTCCTCTTTAGTGTCTAGTGATTTTGATTTTTTCCATAATACATAAATCGCATTTCTCAACTGTTGTGATTTTGTTTTCCCTGTAACCTCAATATCCACGTTGTCTAGTTCGTCTACTTCCTCTTGAGTGAGGCTACCGCTTGATTTAAAGTACAATATACCTCTTTCACCTATTAGTCTATCAATCTCCATAAACTGCTCAGAATCTTGCTCTAAATCAGTTATAAAGGTTATTGAAACGCTTTTATCCTTTCGTCTATTTGATCGATCTAATACTACTTGCCTTAAGAGGTTCATTTGTCTACTGTTTTTGAGATATTGAATTTTTCAATGGCGACCATAAGCCCGATTCTACTATGTCTTCTCCCGTCAGTTTGGGTTGTGGTGTATTCCATTGGGCTTTTCGTTTTAAGATTTCCAACTTTTTACTCATGATTATTCCAACCTCTTTGCCTGTTTTCTGAAAATAATATACATCGCAATTATGAAAAACGTATGTGCTGTAACCACTTCTGTATTCAATTGTTTTTTCTTTTATTCCAAAAAGTTTGCCTAAACGATTGGGGCGGTGAATTACTTTCAATAAATTACCTTTTGATTCTATTAGTTCTATTCTCATAATCTTTAATTTAAAAAGAGAAGTGTCTAAGTATGTAGTCTTAGATTAAATAATGTTGACTACGACCTATGTAGTAAAACACGTCGCCTTAATAAGACGCCAAACTATCCTTCCTTCCAATAAACAACGCCACTACAAATGACTATGATTCTCTGTTAACGGTTCTGCCCCTCACAATCACTGTTATTTTCCGGCACTCTCTAAGTACAGCAATCGTATAGGATAAGATACTGTACTATAACCAATAAATTGTGTGTCAATTCCTATACGACACATCAAATATAAGTATAATAATTGGATTATTGGGTAGTAAAAAAAGGGAGACTATGAAAGACTCCCCTTTGTGTGTAAGCGACCCACTAAAAACCGTTTCATTTCTCTTACCTGTCTAAGTTAGGATGGCGTCTTAGAACATGACATCGCATTACAAAGTTAGTGATTTATTTCGTAACTTGGTCAAAAAAAAGTGATGACTTACAACGAACTAAAAACAAGAGTAGAATTTAAAGGTTACAAGTTTTTTGAGGGGGAAAAAAATATTAACCTTATTGGGGTTAGAGCCTCTAACGTAATAACTAATGATTTTAATGATACGTTATTCGTGGCTATTCAAATTGACGGTATTAAACAAGTATTTGAATTTGGAGAATTTACTACTGACCCCGGATTCTACTATTTAAAAAAGAAATTCCTCAATCCTAAAGGTTGTGCGATTCTTAAGGAAGGACAATATAGAGGTATGTTTACTTTTGGTAAGCACCGAGGAAAATATAGAGCTTTAGTTCAGATTGGTAAGTGTACTGTTTACCGCGACAGAAATAAGGATAATACAATAGATACTGAATCAGAACAAACAGGGCTATATGGTATTAATATGCACCATGCTTACGATGCTAAAAAGATCAATAAGTATTCTGCCGGATGCCAAGTACACAAACACGACGAACAACTTAACGTTATCTTAGCCCTTTGTAAGCTATCTACCGTTAATTATGGGGCAACGTTTACTTATACGCTTTTAGAAAGTACTGACGTATGAAAGATAAAATAGTTTGGATAATACTAGGACTGTTCTTTATTAACTTTATGTGGAACTTCCTAAAGGAGGACGTAAAAAACTTTGATTATTTACGTTCTGAGTACAATAAACTACAAGATGAACTTAAAGACTTAAATACTAAACTAATAAAACAAGATGACAAGATTTTTAGAATACAGCGTGAAATGGTACAAAGTGACTCGATTATCGATGGTGCTACTCGGATTGAACTTGACAGTCTCTTCGACGTGTTTTTCTCAACCGTCAGATAGTTTATGCTTTACAACCGAAGACGCTAAGACGCTCTTAAAGTTCGCTAAACGTGGTGTTTTGTGTGATTCCCTTAGTTTGGCCTATCAGGGTAAAATAAGTACCTTAGAAGACATTATAGGGGTTAAAAACTCTGAACTACTACTATGTGAGGACATTATTGTTGCTCTAAAAAGTGAGAATGATAAGTACAGAAGGCGAGAAGTTTGGTTTAAGTTGGGTCTTGGTGCTTTGGGTGGGGCTTTAGTTGTGTTTATTATTCTATAAATGTCTTATCAGTAAATTGCGATTCATTATACCCTGTTTGATTGCAGATATATTCCTTAAATATCTCGTGATAAATAACTATCCTAAACTGATCTACTGTGAGTATTTTTTCGTTAGACACCTCTTTAACATGAGTTACAAATCCGCATCCTCCGAGGTGCTTTTGTATTCTGCGGGCTACCTTTTTTTCTATTAAAACTACTATTTCTGATTGATACATTAATATTTGTTTAAGAAGGTTTCTAATTCGTTAGCGGGGATATCCTCAAATTTTTCAAAGAACAATTCTATTTTCTGACTATCTATAAGTGATAGCTTTCTCCAGTTTATATTCTTATAAACGTCAGGAATGTTGGGAACCATAGGTATATCAAATTCCTCCATTAATTGATAAACATCGTCGTGATCCAAATAGTCGTTTAAATCTATGCTATCCTCTAACTCTACTGTAATTTTCATAATCTTATTGTTTTTTAATTCTTTTAGCCATCTGAAGCTGTACAATGTCTTTATATAATCTACTTACTTGCTTAAAGTAATTATAATCAGAACAGCCAAATTCATCTATTTCAGACATTCCTCCGTGTTCATTTTTGAAGTATAGTTTTTCTAGTATTTCCCCTTTAATCAATCTTATTTTAAATTCAAGGAAATCTATGTAATCAAATTCTCCATATATCGAGCCGTCTTCATTTAATATTGTTTCTGTTTTCATAATATCTTTTTAAATAGAATTCTGCCAAATAACCTTTGTTTAGACAAATCATCCCAACACACAAAATAAGGAGGACAGCGTAACCATAAATGACCGTCTTTAATCTTAAACGTTACCCAGAAGTACAAATAGTACTTCACTAACTGTTTCCAATATGGTGTTTTTCTTTTCATTCGATTGCTTTTTTAATTGCTTTTAATGCTCTAATATTTGCTCTAGCCGTTCTTGTATCAATAACTTCTAAAAACGAAACGGATGATTTTAATTCAATTAAAGCCTCTAATAAATCTGGAGACGCTGATATTAGCTTAACGTTTGCCTCTATCTCGTCCACATCACCGCCTTTTAACTCTACTATTAATTTGCCCTTACACTCAACGTAAGGGTGGTCTTTAGCTCTTGGATAACCTAAAATGTTTTTAGCTTCCCAATTTCCTTTTGTATATTTCATAATCATTAATTTTTACCTATTGTTTTTAGTCGTTGTTTGGCTATTTTTACCAGACAACAAGATATATTCCCCGTCTTTCTGCATCCTTCAAAAATATCACAACTTCTAATTTTCTGTCTTACATATCCTTGTTTCATACACCTCTTAATTTCTTCCACGTTTCAAATGATGGAAAGTGCTTAATATTTTTGTAGCCCTCTTCAATATATCCATGCTCTTTATAAATCTGCATCTGTTTTTCTTCTGAAATTGGGTACATCATATCGACACGTTCATCAAGATATTGTTTAATAAGTCTTATATCATAACGTATTTTATACCAACTATGTCTAAATTCCATAATGTTCTAAGTTATATATTTTTTGTTTTTTAACACGTCATTTATACCCTCATCATACCAATCCATTTGGGTTTTATCTATCGCTTTTATTATTGCGTCATAAAATCCTAACGCTTTTAAAGTTCTAATTTTCCCTTTAGAAAGAAAATCTTCTAATAAGTCTTTATTTGTTTGCATAAACTTTATTTTAATCCTCAAAACAATCTATTCGTTCATTTAGATAAATAAGTAGTTCTCTTTTTTCGTGGATATGTAGTTTTTCTACCGTGTGGGCTTTTGTTCTTAGTTTGTTGTACCAGTCTTCCCCTCGTTTGTCTATTATCCACTCTGTGAACTCTAAGGGTGTTTTGTGTGCGGAAAATCCACTACTAAATGTATGATGACCCACGCAAAGACAAGAGCCGTTTTCTATGTACCATCTTGTAGATCGTTTAGACCGTGAATAAATATGATGACTATTCAGGTAAGTTGTTTTACCGCAGTATTCACACTTGTTTCCAGCTACTAGTTTTACTAGTTTTGACCAAGCGTCATCTAGTTTTTTATCAATTCCTTTTGCTGCCATATCTTACGTTATTTTTATAGGTTGAGAACCGCTCATAATAAGTTAACCGATCAAACGGACGGTTTAAGTACTGGTAAACACTCATACCGTTCTCTATTTGGCAAATATCACTGTGAGAAATCTTAGATAATCCGCACAACTTACGGTCTTTATTTACTGTCCAAAAAAGGTCTTGTAAGTCACTTGCGTACACTTGATGGGGTGTAGGGTTAAGCGATTTTCTGAATATTAATTTAGTCTGCATAATTATAGTACTAATTTGTCCTTTTTCCCTTGTAAATAGTCTATTATATTATGATTCTTAGCTCCTTTAAGCAGTATATAGCCTTCTAAAGCTGATAAGTATGACATCTCTCTATCTCCCGCACTTACTCTTTTCCAAGTTTGCTTATTATATTTACCGTTTATAAGGCCTTTTATTTCAGTAAAAGTTTTGTATTGTATAGTGTTATATTCTGTGTTAAATACTTTTATACAAGCTTTATTCATTAATGTTTGAGCTTCTCTACTATAACAACTACCTGTCATTTGACCATATATACATTGACTTCTGTGGTCTGGATCAAATGTATCAAAGTCTAATCTGTTTAACTGTACAGGATAAGCGTGTTTCTTTAACATTTCTACCTCATGCCTAACATCGTTTAAAAAATCTTCTTTTTTCATAATCTTTAATTTAGTTTACCATTTATATTTAGTTCCCAAAATTGGGCATTTGTGTACTGTTTTCTCGTGCTCGTATGTCGTATCTTTTGTAAAGTCTTGGTTAATGTAGCCGTGTTCTCCTAACCATCTAAAACGTTGTTTTTCATAGATTTCTTGGGTGTCTCTTTCTATTGGTTGATCTTTAGTCAAAAAATATCCACCTACTAAAATAATCACAATAAGTGGAAAGGCTATAAACCAAAAACTCCTTTGCTCTGCTTTAGTCTCGTCGTGGTGCTCTACTTGGTGGGTCATTTTCTGTTTAAATAATATGAATAATAAGTTTTTGCCTTATCCCTTTTCAGCTTTTCAATGTGCTCAATGGCATCTTCCAGTTCTCTAAATTCAACCTTTTGCTTGGTCATTGGATTATGCCACCCCGACCATCCCACTAGAAAATGGCGTTCCTGTGGTCGATACAATCTGTCACCATAAAAATCTGTTTCTTCTAATACTCTGTATTTTCTCATGTGTCTCGTCTTATATAAATATTTTCATAGTTTAGGAGTGTTGAGGGAGTGCTCCCAATCGTATATTTTTTCTATCTCTCTGCCCGTTAGGTTTTTTGGATTACGGTCTTTAAATTCCTCAATAACATTGGTGTATGCTAACTTTCTAAGAGGATGCAAATTATTCCACCATTTCATTACTGTTTCTCGTCTTGTCATAATCGTTGTTTCTAAGCATTTAAATTTCCATTCTATACCAAACTACCTAAACACTATTTAGGTCTCTTAGACTTGACCTAATGATGCTTTAAGGTGCTCATTGAGTTCTTTCTTTACCTCTGATAGTTCTTTTTCTTTCTTTAGGATGACTATTCTTAGTTCTGCGTTTATTCTACTAGAGGTTCTTAGTTCTTTTTCTAGTGAATAAAAGTAGATTTGGTTTTCTTTTGCTAGTTGGTGTAAAATTTTGAGTGTTTCATTATTGGGTTTTTTGAGTAGCCAAAAGCCTAAGTCATCAACTATTATCTTTTGGTTGGCTCTCATTTGTATCATTTCTAGTTCATCCATTATTTAAGTTTTCCTATTACCGTTACCAATGTGTCGGCTCTTAGGTGAAAAACGTTATCGTTATCATCTGTACAATAGGAATACATTCCATCTATGTGGTGAAAATTTAACTCTTCTACCAATTTTCCGCCAATCCTCAGTCCTTCAATCTTTACTCTTTGATTTCTTTTCAAATTATATAGTGGTTCTTTCATAATCTTAAAATTCTTTTTCGTTTTCTTCTCTGTTTGCCTCTTCTCCTAAATTCATAATATCCTTGCTTTTTAGTTCTAGTTTTAACTCTGATTTCAGTTCTTTTTGTGATCCGTTTATTGGTTTATTTAAGGGGTTTATTCCGTTTACCTTAAAGCCTAGTCCGTAGTTATATTCGCAGTAAATAGGTTGGTCGATCATTGTTTGTTGCCCGCCACTTTCTACGTCCTTAACTTTATCCACATAAACCAGTGTCATAAACTTTAAATTCTCGTGTTTGGTTAGTCTGTGGAGTACGATATAATCATCACACCTATTCGCAAATGGAGCACCGCCCTCTGCCTCAAGCTTGTAAGGGTGTCTGAGGTGTCCTGCCCACTCATGACCGTCTCTATAAAAACCACCACCTCTACCGGACTCCGTAACGGGATGCAAACAAACGTCTAAGGTTATATTTGTTTTATTTACCCACTCTCTACAGGTGTTTAAAAATTCGTAGTTGTTTTTGTGTCCGTGATTTCTTTCTAGTCCCGTATAGGGGTCTATAAGGCATCCGTGATAGTCTCCGTCGGAGAAGATTTTAAGTAAGTCTTGGAACTTATATAGTTTTGAGTTATCTACAAATGTAAACCATTGGCAAACCTCTTCTTTGTAACGGAAAACTTCATCCATGCTTAAATCTTTGATCTGTTTTCCGGTGTAGATTTTTATTAGGTCTCGTACTATTTGACCGTCTTTGTTCTCTCCTGACCAAATGCACCATTTTTTATCGTATTTTGTGGAAAGAACTAAATAGTACCACAGTCGCCAGTAGGTTTTTCCTACATTGTCCCTACCGAGTATCATATTGAACGAGCCTTGTTTGAAACGTAAGAAGTCGTCTAACTCACAACCCAATTTTAGACCTTTAGTTATCTTACCGTTCTTGTAAGCCTCTAAGTATGTGTTAATCTTGTCCATTAAGTGTGTTAATATCTAATGCTAATCCTTCAGGTATTAATCCGTCCAAATCATAGTGATTTTTGTATAGCCATTCAAATTCATCTTTTGACATTCTGCAAAGTCGCCCCATTTTGTCTAAAATTCTCATTATTCCCTCTACTCCAAATTCATCATTAGACCAATGAACAAACCGTTTTTTTCTCGAATCATTACAAGAAATATCATCCCTCGATCCGTGTACCTCTTTAAACATTCTGATACACACACCGCTTGTAAGGTCGCTTAATGGTCTTAGGATTGGTTTAATGGATTCAAAAGAATATCCACTTGCCTTCCAAATCTTATTTGTATGAGAGTATGAAATGCCTGTTAAATCAATAGATATTAATTTTCCTTTATTGCCTTTATTGTATGACTGTATGGGGTCGGGATATGCCCTGACTTGAATTTTCAACTCATAAGGTAAATAAGGTGATAAATGTTTAAGTTCTAGTTTCATAATCTTTAGTTTTTGTTTTCTTTCTCTCTTAGTTTTCTGTAAAATTCTACTTGTCGGTTTGCCTCTGTTACAGCAGGGTCTATTTTTACCTTTAACTCGTCAAGGTCTTTAAACCATTGGCTCAAAATTGCTTGTTTAAGTTTGGCTGTTTCGGATATGTCTGCGCCGTGTTTGTTTTTGAAGCCTCCTATTTCGTAATGTGCCCATGCCCTTGCGAATTGTTCGGTAACTAAGAGGTCATTTAAGGAATTTTCTTTACCCCAAGCAAGAAAATACTGCAACATAGCTTCTTTCTTTTCTTTTAGTTTCTCTTTACTTTCTCTTTGGTTGCTATCAGGCTTGGGGGTAGGCTTCCCCTTACCCTTGTTGGTAGGCTTACTTTTAGACCCTCCTTTACTGCCGCCTCTTACCAATTGTAAGCGACTTTCGCAGGACAGAATAAACAGATTATCGCCTTTATGCTCTATTAGTTTAATATGCTTTAATTCTTGTATAAGAACCTTTAAATCATCCTCTGATATATTCCATTTACGAGACCATACAGGAAGGTTAATAATTGTCTTATTATCATTTAGATATGCTAGGTCGATTAGTTCTCTATAAAGACCTCTTTGGGTAAGATTAAGTTGAAAGACTGATTCTGAATTATTCCAGTCTTTAGGATACCATGTATAACCAAGTTTTGCCATCGGTAGTGTATTTGTTAAATAACACCCCAACCATATAGCCCACTACCAAGAAGGCATCTATGATTGAAGCGTTAATAAGATTTTTAGATTTCATAGGTAGCGTATTTGTTCATGTAAAGATAGTAATATTTTTTTAACTACACCCGAAAGCCCCCAAATTAATGAGGTCTTTCTTCGATGTAAAATAGCACATAGGGTGCATGATGTAAATGTAATGATTATTTGTTAATCAACCTCTTAATTATTCAATAATTCATCTTTATTTTTATAGTCCTGTCTTTTCTAATTTCTCTAATCTTTCAAATTCTTTACTTCTTTTTTTTATATGCTCATAATAACCTTCTATTGTTTCGTGTTTCATTCCTTTAAATATAAATAATCCATGTACACTTGAGCCTCCGTCAAATTTATCTTCTACAATATATATATTGATGCCATTATGTCTTCTACTCTTGTCTGGACTATCCCATTCAGCACCAATTAATTGTGCATATTCTTGGTTACATAAATTAGCATATCCCTCATTAAAATCTACAACCGGAAAAAGGTCATCCCAATCATATCTGCTTGGGTCTCTGTCATAATTATATTCGTAAGTGCTATCTAAAAGACCCTCTAAATCATTTCTTAATCTTCTGTCGGGACTTTTAATTGTCCTCTTGTTGTTCATTAATCCCTTCATAGTAAAATTCGTCTATTAATACCTCTCGTTTTCTTCTGAGCCAATTACACGCTTGATTTCTTACTATTGCGAATATAAAAGTATCGGGTGCATAATCCACGTAACATCTGTCTATCCTAAACCTACCCTCATTAATTGCATCTAAAAAATACTCGTAACAATCATGTAAAATATCTTCTGCTGCGGGCTTGTATTCTGTAATCTTAATGATATGTCCTAACCACTTTTGGTAACTCCGGTTAAAAATGTACTCAATATGGCTAATATCCTGAGTTATAAAATATTTATGTAACATCTTCTGCATAGGATAAAAACCATGTTTTGTATTCTCGTAGTGTTCTATTAGAAACTTACGTGGTGCTTTTCGATCTTGTGCGTTTTCTACCCATTGTACGTTTTCTACACTACAATCATCTTTGTATTTTACCACTCCGACACCTGAATAGTTGTTAGGATTAGGTATAAAGTGGTAAGCGACTAAACGGTGTACCTTATAGTAAAATACCTCACCATCTTTAGTTAAGGAGACTGCACGCCAACCATTTTCATCTACGCTGCATTTAAGCCATCTTTCACCGTTAAGGAAGCTTTTAATCTTACCCGTCTTATAGATAACGTACAAGCCCTCAAAACCCCATATGTCTGCCCAATCATTCACTTAATTTATCCACGATTAATTTAAGGTCTTCAATAGTTAGCTCAACTCCGTTATCTAACTTTATAGATACTATTTTACGGTTGTTGTCTACT